AAGCATGTGGGGTTTCATATCTGGGCGGCGTATAGCTACAGCCCGAATGCAACGTGGCCGAACCTGGTGGAGGAATTCTTGGATGCGAAAAACGATGCAGAGCAGTTGAAGACGTTCGTGAATACGGTGCTGGGTGAGACGTGGGAGGACGAGTATGCGTCGAAGGTCGGTGCGGGTGATCTGCTGGATCGTGCGGCGGAAGAGCAGTATCAGCAGTACGTGCCACCAGTGGAAGCGTTGGCGTTGACGATCGGTTGTGACGTGCAGGATGACCGGTTGTCGCTGAGCGTGTGGGGATGGGGCCGCGAGGAAGAGGGTTGGCTGATCGATCGGGTGAAGCTGTATGGCAGCCCGTCTAGGCCAGAGGTGTGGAAGCAACTGGACGAGATTTTGCAGAAGCCTTATGTGAATGAGGCTGGCGAGGAGATGAAGGTGCTGTGCTGCGCGATTGACTCTGGCGGCCACCACACGCAGGAGGTGTATCAGTACAGCAGGGAACGCGCGTCGATGGGCGTGATTGCGATCAAGGGTATGTCGCAGAAGGGCAAGCCACCGCTGGGTAAGGCGACGAAGGTTGATGTGGACTACAAGGGCAAGGCGCTAAAGAAGGGCGCACAGTTGTTCCCGGTCGGTGTCGACACGGTGAAATCGCTGTTGTTTGGCCGGTTGAAGCACAATGACCCTGGGGCGGGATATCTGCACTTTTTCCCGACGATCGGCACTGACTACTTCGAGGAGCTCACAGCCGAGAAGCAGATATTGCGTTTTAGGAACGGGTATCCCGAGCGCGTGTGGGTGAAGAAGAGTCAGGCTCCCAACGAGGCATTGGACGAGATGAATTATGCGTATGCGGCATTGCATCGTTTGTACCAGAAGATGGACAGGCGAACGATTTGGGATCAGCTTGAACGTCGCGAGGAGAAGCCGAAGCGTGCGCGAGCGAGTGCGACACCAAAGCGGAGTTTCGTGAAGCAGTGGTGAGTTACGGCGCTAAAGTACCAAGAAGCCTGAAGTTAGAGGTCGAATGGCGATTCCCCCGTCCATAACAGCCGGCGTGGACGTGGTGTGGACCGACGTTGCGACGACTGACTTGTTTGGGAATGCGGTGACCAGTGCAACGCATAATTTAACGTATTATTTCCGGCTGAATACAGCGGGTGAGGGCGTCACTGCTGCTGGCACTGCGTATGCGGATGGCTGGCAGGTGACGATTCCTGCGGCGACTAGTGCTGCGATGGATGCGAGCACTGGGTGGTACTTCCAGGCGGTACTGACTGCAATCAGTGGTGGTGCGGTCAGCGAGTACAGCAGGGGTCAGATTGAGGTTCAGGCATCGCTGGCGTATTCAGGAACGCCAGGTGCATTTGATGGGCGAACGCAAGCGCAGAAGGATCTAGAGGCGGTTCAGGCTGCAATTCGTTCGTTAATGACGGGCGGTGCGACGCAAGAATATAGAATTGGCAATCGCAGTCTGAAGCGTTACGACTTGGCTGATTTGATTGCGCTGGAATCGAGGTTGAAGGCGCAGGTAGCACGCGAGAATAAAGCGAAGATCATTGCATCGGGTCTTGGTGATCCGAACAACCTGTTTATCCGCTTCGGTAACGGCTGATGGGCATCCGCACCAACATTTTGCGTCGTATTGGCCTCCAGCCGATCCCGAAGGCACTGCCACCTGTAAGGCGCCGTAATTATGCGGGCGCGATTATCAGCCGCCTGACTGCGGACTGGATGGCGACGCAGGCAAGCGCTGATGCCGAGATTCGCACCAGTCTGCGGAAGCTGCGTGACCGCAGCCGCGAGATGGTGCGGAACAATCCGTATGCCAAGCAGGCAAAGCGGACAACGCAGATCAACGTTGTCGGCAGCGGCATCAAGATGCAGTCGCAGGTGACTCTGCTGCGCGGCAACCGGCGTGATGAGCGAACGAACAGCCTGATTGAACAGAAGTGGGCATCGTGGTGCCGCGCTGAGCATTGTGATGTGGCAGGGCGCCAAAGCTTCCACATGATGGAATGGCTGGCGATTGGCGCCTTGCCGGAATCAGGTGAGGCTTTGTTCAGGATCGTGCGTCGGCCGTTCGGTGGCAGTCGAGTGCCATTGGCGCTCCAGATGCTTGAGGCTGATTACTTGGACGAGGAGTATCAAGGCCCAACCCTCGCCAATGGGAACGAATGGAGACTTGGCGTGGAAATTGACGAATGGGGCCGCCCTGTGCGGTACGCCTTCCTCACGCGCCATCCAGGTGACTATTGGTTCCAGAACGCTCCGCAACGAAACGAAAAGCATGTCTTCCTGCCGGCGGAAGATGTCATCCATTTGTTTATCCCGGAGAGACCACAGCAGCATCGTGGCGTGCCGTGGTTCCATTCTGTGATGGCAGATGCGCACCAGCTTCAAGGGTATGAGGAAGCTGCTGTGATTAGGGCACGTGCTGGCGCGTCGGTGATGGGCTTTATCACGAATCAAGAGGGCGAGATTACCGCTGATGACGTTGAGAACGACCGTCGCATCAGCGAATTTGAGCCTGGCATGTTCAAGTATTTGATGCCGGGCGAGAATGTGACGGTGCCGAACATTGATTCGCCGGATCAGCAGTTTGAGATGTTTGTTAAGAATAAAGTACGTCGATTTGCGAGTGGGTTTGGTTGTTCGTATGAGACGTTGAGCCGTGACTTTAGCGATACGAATTATTCAAGCAGCCGGTTGAGCTTGCTGGAGGATCGCGAGCACTGGAAGGTGGTGCAGGCTTATTTGATCGAGCATTTCCACCTGCGTGTGTTCCGCGAGTGGCTATCGCTTGCGGTGCTTGCTGGTGAGCTGCCGTTTGATGATTTTGAAGCGCGACCTGAGCGTTATGACACGCCGCGCTGGATGGCGCGTGGTTGGGATTGGGTGGATCCGCTGAAGGAAGTGAAGGCTTACCGGGAGATGGAGCAGGCGGGGTATATGACGAAGGCGCAGATCGTGGCGAAGCTCGGCGGCGACTTTGACGACAACCTGGCTGAGCTGGCGCGGGAGCAGAGGGCGGCTGAGAGGTTGGGGGTTGAACTTGACCGCGACATCATTGAGCAGCCGATGTTGCCGGCTGATGAACCGATGCCACAGGAGCAAGGCTGATGGGTGCGATGCCGACTGATGGG